CTCTAATATAGAGCACGCTTCAACACTTTACCTGGAATTAATCCTTCTAACAGCAAGTATCGCGTAATACCGCTTGAAGTCCATGGGGTAACCATGTAGCTCGTCCTAAACTTATCCATTCCTACCGGAGGATCCTCCAAGTATGAGGTTAGTAGATAGGAACTGAGTGTGTTAAGTGCCTGTGACATCTTGACACCACGCTCTGGACTGTACCTTCGGTACTTCTCTGGATATAGAGCACCTCTAGTAAGCTCACTAAATTTACGAATTGGAAATCCGTTCCTCCAGTGTCTTCCAAGATACTCAACATCATCGGTGGCCAATCCGCTTGAACCTTTCGCAGTGTTCAATTTGAAGCCGAAGCTACACAAGAAATTGCTAATTTGAGCAACTGATGTCAGACAGTTGCAAAAGAACAGACAATCATCACCGAGCACGTAAAGATTTTCATCCTTAATACCGAGGCTGAATCGTGTATCGGCCGCCTTAATCATAGCAACATTGGCGAAACTATCAACCAATTGTGTGAAATAGGAACCAGAGGGAACTCCACCCTTCTTACCTAACACTATCGTTGGATATTTGCTATCCCTCAATGGCATAACAATAGGTGTTGTAACAAAGTACGATTGTACTAAGTTGAACAGCCTTTCCAACGATACACCAGGATAAACCTCTACAGAGAGATCAAACCATGTACGAAATGCGTTAAACGCATAATTGATTAGTACAGGGCTCACTGATGCATCAAATTGACTGTAGTCAAGAGAATAATGGTATTTTGTGATTGAAGCGCTGCGACGCATTCTCTCACCAATCTCATGACTATAATCGCCAAATGTCATGACGTGTGTTTGTTGCTTAAAATAATCAATCAATGGTCTAGCAATAATTGCTTCCAAGATTGTCATTTCAAGTGGATACATCCACACAAGTCTGGTCTTTCCCTTACGTTGAGTCCGAAATCCAGCAAGACATGGAGCAGGTGATTTATCATTTACAATAATATCAATCGCCTTGTCAAGTCCTACTGTGAACGCCTCCAATTTCGTCTCACCGTAAGCAGTTAATCCAGCTGAAGTATCATCCCTGATAGACAGTTTCTGATATAAGACTTTCGCCTCTTCAGTTAGACTTACTGTTTTAAGCAAATCTTGATTTTTAGGTCGTGCAAAAATGCGAAACGCTTGATTTGACCCAGCTCTGAAATAAGCATTGCGCTTATCCACAATGTACTCTCGGTCGTAGTGCCGAAGTGACTGATGAAGTTTATCATAACTATATAAATTACGATATTCATCAGTATGTTCGAAGGGAATGCCTTGATGATACATGACTGCCTCGACGACCTTATCTACTAATGGTTCGGTCTGATCCTTGCTAAGTCTGACATTCCACTGCACCAGATGTTGTGCTCGGTATACTCGCGAATTCATTCGCCTCACCGTCCTATTTGTTCTACCCGGCTACTGACGCGCTGGTGAGCACCGCGGTATTACTGACTCCCAAGAAAGGTTCCAGTAGTTGAACGTTTCTTCCTTGTTTGGTTTGAATTATTCCTTATTCGTTTTCGGTCATGCCTTTTACTACTTCGAAATATTTC